AAAAAATAAAAGACTTTGTAAATTTTCGTACACTACACAGCTTAGCATACAGAGAGTTACATTTAAAAGAAGAGAACATCATGAGTGATGAAGATTACAAAAGAGTATCTAATAAGACACAGATAAAATTAAGTAATCCAAACAACAACATAAAAAAGTATGGTGCCGGTTTTCCCGATGATGTGTTTATGCAAATCATTGATGGTGCAAAGATACGAGGATTAACATCCGAAGCTTATTTTAATTATCCCGAAGTTGGAAACGTTGAAGGTGGTTTACGCAAACTAAAATACATTGATAAGTCATTGCATGATTACAAAATGGAAAGAAACAAATACGACATGACCGACATGATTGTAGACTTCAATAAAAAACATTATGACCTTATGCCAAACTTTGATGTTGTCATTATAGATGAAGCACAAGACCTTAGTTGGTTACAATGGAAAATGGTAGAGCGTGTTATTACTAAAGCAAAACGTGTGTACATAGCCGGTGATGATGATCAAGCAATCTATCGTTGGGCGGGTGCAAGACCAGAGTTCTTGATGAACATGGACGGAAAAAGAACCATACTAAATAAGTCATACAGATTAGCAGAGTCTATTCATGCAAAAGCAAATAAATTAATTAAGCGTGTCAAAGATAGAGTAGATAAAGAATGGACAGCGCGTGATGAAAAAGGTCAAGTAAACATACACCCGGTTGAGCAGTTACAAAAAATGAAAGAAGGACAGTGGCTAGTATTAGCAAGAGACGGATACCGATTAGATAAATTAGAAGATGAATTAAAAATTTATGGTTACTTCTATGAACGAGGAGATCGTACCTCTATTAATAAACGTGTGCATGAAGCTATCTTGGCATGGGAAGATATTCGTAAAGATAAAAAAATGGATATAAAAGGAGTTAAATCATTTTACAATTATATAAAAACAGGAACAGGTGTTGATAAAAAATTTAAAGGAATGAAGAATGTTGATAAAGATAAAATGTTTACCTTTGATATGTTGAAAGAAAGTTACGGATTAAAATTAGATAAAGATTTACCTTGGTTTAAGGCACTAGAAAATATTGAGCCTACCAAGAAGACGTATGTACGTATGTGTTTACGTCGTCAAGAAAACATTAGACGCGCACCACGGATCAAACTATCCACGATACACGGATCAAAAGGTGGTGAAGCAGATAATGTAATGCTGTTAACAGATTTAACTCGTAAGGCTGATGCTTCGTATTGGTCACAACGAGATGAAGAGCGACGTGTATTCTATGTGGGAATGACGCGTGCAAGAAACACTTTGAACATTGTGAGATCACAAACGGACAGAGAATTTACGGAGGCATTTTAATGTTTACAATAGATACTGCATTGAAACAAGTCAGTGTAACAGAGAAACAAATACGCAAGATACGCGCACAGTTACCAAAACTAAACCGTGAGAAAGTTGATCAAGAATTAAAAATATTATTACTTGATTTACAACTACTTACAAATGATTTAAGATCTATCAACAAAAAGGAGAAAGATGAAGACTAGAGAATATTTAGATACGGCGGCAAGGATAGTTACTGGTCAACGTCAACATGACTACGGTGATAAATATCAAAACCATGAGAACATTGCAAACTTATGGAGTGGTTATTTAGATTATAAAATATCAGCACACGATGTAGCGATATGTATGCTACTTGTAAAAGTGGCAAGACTTAAACACAGACCTACAAAAGATTGTTACATAGACATGGCGGGATATGCGGCGATTGCGGGTGAAATAAATGATAGGAAAGAAGATGGCACAACAGATACCTCTATTTCAAACTCCGAGTGAGTGGACACCACCAGAGAAAGTTCCTAATTTATCTGAAGCAAAAGAAATAGCTGTCGACTTAGAGACATACGATCCAGACATTAAAACAAAAGGTCCGGGTTGGGCTATTAACAATGGCTATATAGCCGGTGTTGCTATTGCTGTAGAAGGTTGGAAAGGTTACTTCCCTATACGTCATGAGGGTGGTGGTAACTTTGATGAAGGTATTCTTAAAAGACAAATACAAAAGATCATGGAACTACCATGTGATAAAGTATTTCATAACGCCGCTTACGATGTAGGTTGGCTTAGATGGTGGGGTGTAGAAGTAAAAGGTAAAATTATAGATACCTTGATTGCCGCGCCACTTATAGATGAAAACAGATTTCGTTATTCACTAAACGAGTTAGGTAAAGACTATCTCAAAGAAACAAAGTCAGAAGGTTTATTATATGAAGCCGCGAAAGAATGGGGCGTCGATGCAAAAGCAGAGATGTATAAACTACCGGCAATGTATGTTGGTCCTTATGCAGAACAAGACGCAGATTTAACATTAAGATTATGGCAGTATTTTAAAGTAGAAATAATTAAGCAAGAGTTATCTAGTATCTTTGATCTTGAAACACGGCTCTTTCCATGTCTATTAGATATGAAATCAAAAGGTGTACGTGTTGATTTAGATAAAGCAGATAGAATAAAAAAAGATCTACAGAAAAAAGAAACAACATTACTAACACAAATTAAAAAAGATACAGGTGTTGATGTAGACATCTGGGCGGCAGTAAGTGTAGCAAAAGCATTTGATAAATTAAATATTAAATACGAGCGCACAGAGAAGTCCGGGCAACCAAAGTTTGATAAAAACTTTTTAACAACACACAAACATCCATTAGCAAAAATGGTTGTACAAGCAAGAGAGTTCAATAAAGCACGCACAACTTTTATTGACACAATATTAACACACTCTTCGCACAGTAGAATTCACGCCGATATCAATCAAATGCGTGGTGAAACAGGAGGAACAGTCACAGGACGGTTCAGTTATAGTAACCCAAACCTACAACAAATTCCTGCACGTAACAAAGATATCGGGCCGTTGATACGATCAATCTTCGTCCCAGACGAGGGTTGCAAGTGGGGGTCATTTGACTATAGCCAACAAGAGCCTAGAGTTCTTGTCCACTTCGCCGCGCTTACCGGCGGTGGCTTGAAAGGCGCCGACGAGGTCATCGAGTCTTATAAGACAGAAGATCCCGACTTTCATCAAGCTGTCGCCGATATGGCCGGCATTGACCGGCGTACAGCCAAGACAATTAATCTTGGTATGATGTACGGTATGGGTAAAGGTAAACTATCTAGCGAGTTAGGTTTAGATAGAGACGAGACCGAAGATTTATTCGCTAAGTTTCATGCGAACGTTCCTTTTGTTAAACAGCTCATGGAACAAGCAACACGCAAAGCAGATAATGTTGGTTTCTTACGCACACTGCTTGGACGTAAATGTCGTTTTGATTTATGGGAGCCACGCGCTTTTGGTATACATAAAGCATTACCACTGTGGCAAGCAGAAAAAGAATATGGACGTGATCTGAAAAGAGCATGGACATACAAAGCATTGAATAGATTAATACAGGGATCATCGGCTGATATGACAAAGAAGGCGATGGTTGATTTGTATGAAGAGGGCATTGTTTCTCACATACAGGTACACGATGAATTAAACTGTTCTATTGAGAACCCGGAACAAGCAACACGGATCAGAGAAGTCATGGAGAATACCGTCGAGTTAAAAGTTCCTCTCAAAGTTGATGCAGAGATAGGACCCTCATGGGGAGAGATAAACAAAAAGTAGGCGACGTTAACGAACTAAAAGCGACGATTAAATTTTTAAAAGAAGGTTACTGGGTGTTCCGTAATGTGTCACCTAAAGGTCCAATTGACATGGTTATAGTCAATGAGGAGACAGGTGAAGTAAGATTAATTGATGTAAAAACGACTAATTACCGTCAATCTTGGAAACCCGGGACAAAAATACATCGACAACGGACACCGGAGCAGATAAAATTAAAAGTAGAACACGTATTTATGGAAAAGGACGACGATGTTTAAGGAGTTATGCGCGACATTATTTATATTATGTAATCCATTACTGAATGGTTTTACATTTAACTATGATGGTAATCCGCAAGATCAGTTTGTGCAAGGTATAGCCGAGTGTACTGTATTAAATAACGCGGTTATCGAACCACGGTACAGGGTAGTGGTAGCGATTAGTGTAGCACAAGCCATATTCGAATCCGATTGGGGACGCTCTCGTTTTGCAGTAGAGGGTAATAACTACTACGGAATCATCGAAACAGACAACACAGAGCCTCATATGAAGTCAAAAAACAGTAATGTACTACTAAAAAAGTATGAAAACAGATGTGAGAGCGTTGCTGATTACATTGCTTTACTCAATGCATCTAGTGCATTTGTTGAATACAGAGACTTACGTTTACAGCAATACATCACTGATAATGTAGATGTATTTCAAATTATTGAGACCTTAGAAAACTACGCAATTGACCCGGATTATAGAAAAAAGCTACTTGCTATTACTCTAGGCTTGTTTCAAAAGTACCCGGAAATATTTAAATCAAAACAAATTTGGGAATACTATAATAATAACAAAGCTACTTGACAATCTGCCAAAATCCCATATGTATGGGCTTGTATGAATAAACATACCACATATAGGAGAAAGTAATGACCGACATTAAAAAGTATAAATCTGTCGCGATCAGCATAGATACTTATAAACGAGCCAAGCCCATAGCAGAACAAAATTATATGTCCATGGCTTCCTTTATACGTTACTTAGTTGATAAAGAAGAACAGCAATCTAAAAATGGAGACAAGCATGTCAGACAGTAATGATAGAAGAATTAAAGCAGCGCTATATACAGCCGTTTTAAATAAACTTAGCGGAGAGTTATCCGAACTTGAAGCTAAAGAAGTGCTTTTAACGAACGCACCGGCATATATTACAAGCAAAGATCATGACCACGCAGATCATATTGAAGAGTTAAAGAATATTATATTAGAGAAAGTACATACTAGAGATGCTATCAAAGATATAAAAGCAGTTTACTTTGCAGAACAGATCGCGAAAGCCAATGAAAAAGCAACGAATAGTTAGTGCAGTAAGAAGAGTACAAGATAAAGTGATTGTGTCCTACACAGACGGGACAACAAAAGAATTTACTGTGAACGAATGGTTATATTCTTACGGCGAAGGTCGTCGTCTGTGGGAGCAACACGAAAGAGAATTTAAAAACCCGGAGAATTTTGATGGCTGAAGAACAAGTATCATTTGATATATACCAACCTTTTGGAGCAAGTATACTCAAAACAAAGCTACCTCAAGTGTATGTCGATGCATTAAACAAACAATCTGATGACATATTGAATGATGAGGAGAAGAGTAAAGAGAGAGATTGGAGCCACAATCTTGCCGGGAACGTCAAAAAAGAGATTAGTATAGACCATATGGCTATCAAAGGTTTACCAGAATTCCTCGCGACACTATCCGAGGAGTATACGAAGCGTGTTTTACCCGAATTTCTTCCCGCGGGTACAAAAATCGCGTTCCGTGTGTGGACAGTTAGTCAGTGGGCCGGTGATTTTAACCCGATGCATATTCATGATTCTAATTTATCGGGTGTTTGTTTTCTAAAAATTCCTCCTGAGTTTGAAGAAGAATACAAAAAAGAAGATCATCATCCTACTGCCGGCTGTCTTGAGTTTATTGGGTCAATCCCCAATCATTTTGCTAGACATAGCTTTCTAGTAAAGCCAGAGGTAGGAGATTTTTATCTCTTTCCTAGTTGGCTAGTACACCAAGTCTATCCTTTTAGAAGCGATGGAGAGAGACGCTCTATGGCGTTTAACGTACACTTTACCATGGAAAACCCAATGAAAGGTGTTAATGTCTGAGGAAACAAAATACGATAAACAAGCAAAGAACTTACGCTACCGATTTGATAAAGAAAGCTTTAAAAAAAACCGTTGGGAACAGCTAGACCGTAAAGAAAAAGATTATTGGCGCGGTCGCGTACAACAATGGAGCCAAGATAGAGTTATGCCGAACATGCAATACAGTCCTCGTCCTCGTCGTAGTTCGTAACATATTGAACGGTAGGTTTTACAGGTTCTTCCGCGCATTCACATAATTTTTTTGATTCTAATTCTTCTACTCTGCCTTGTAAATACACAATAACATCCTTTAATTCTTCCACCGTCATATAATCTCCTTTGTTTTGGGGGTAAGCTTCTAGCTATACACCGAAAGCTTATATGGGATCAAGTTATTTTTCAGATATTTTTTCACCAATTGCATAAATCATCACCGCGATAAACAACAGTATAATAATTATTGCAACTAATCCTGTAAGTATGAGAATTTTCATTTCTTTTTCTTCTTGCGTTTCGTAAATAGTTTCATCCAATCGAGTCTTGGGCCGTAGTATATCGCCTTGTACTTATTGCCAAGGTAGTCGTAGTCCCAATACCACTGCCAGACGTACTTAGCCAATGCCCGCCATCTCCGCACTCATTGCTTCTGCTCTGTTAGGTGTTTGTTTTGCCCAACGTGAGTCTAGCATTTCCATCGCCGCGGTAGTATACTCCGGGGGATCTTGTTCTAATGCTTTCCACATGTTCTTAAATTTACTGACCCCTGTTTCTCCTAGTTGAAATACCATCTCTACGATGATTTCTTTTGCTAGGTCATCTATATCGGGGCAGTTGCTACAAAGCCTCTCAGCGCCGTTTATGGCGTTCTTTAGATCAGCTTCAAGGATATCCATAAGGAATTTCTCTTCATACTCCTTATCATCCTCCCAAAACTCTTCAACACACAGGTGTCCTACGCCCACTGTTCTCTTACCTAGGGTATCTAGGTATACTTTGTTTCTGTAGCCTTCGTGTTTTTTTACGGATGCTAGTAATCTATCCATGTTCATTTTGTTTCTCCTTATAATCTCCTTTGAGATATGTTATGGTTTGCACCCACCCGGAAGGTATGGTGATGTGACGTCCGCCTTCTTTGTCGCCGTCAAATTCTGAATAGTCTGCCATGATAATTATTTTTGTTTCATCTTTGAACATCAGCCACCCCGTTGAATGACACGTGGCTAGTCGTTCTTTTTGTATGTCTTCGATAGAATGCCAACCGGTTTGTCCGTCTTTGGCATCGAGCCACGTAACAAGGACCA